GTGCATGTGCTTTCGATATGACTACATCTTAGCATACGGGCATATAAACCTACAATACCACAAATTAATTTAATCGATCCCATTGACATTAAATTAATCATTTGCATATGTTTAAATTTTAATTAGAGGTAATTATGTCATTCGCTGGAAGACCAACTAAACCCATTGATTGGGAATTAGTAGATCAATTATTAATTTACGGATGTTCTGCTACTGAAATAGCACCGCATTTTAATGTACATCGAGATACTCTTTCTGATCGACTACGCGAAAGAACTGGCATGCTTTTCACGGAATATTCCGCAATAATGTTTGAAAAGGGCAATTCCGTATTACGTAAAGCTCAATATGAGAAAGCAGAATTGGGTGATAATACAATGCTAGTTTGGCTCGGTAAGAACCGACTGAAACAAAGAGACGCCCCCGTAGAACTAACTGTAACTCAACTTCAGGTTGACACTAATACTGCTATCATGGCACAGCTCACTAAAGCGCAGGAAGACGACTCCTTAAGCGATATGTAGTAGTGGTGACTTTGTTAAGTGCTTAAGTCGTGGACTAGTGGTGCTACGCCCAGAGCTCAGTAGGCGCTAGCCTATAGACTGATCGCACCTACTCGGCAGCTCTCAGAGGATGGCAAAAAACCAATCAAAAAAATAAAACTAGTTCTTTCTTAGGCGCTTGTCAATATAAATCTTTCATTTGTCTATAGGAAATTTTTCATCTATCCATTTTTCAACCCACCAATCCCAATCGTCTACGGTTAGATCTGTAACAGTAAAATCATGACAAAAATCCATTAAAATATTAAACATCTTTTCTTTGTCCATTTTATACCTTAAGGATGCTGTAGATAAGCATGGCTAGACTCTGAAGCTCATAAGTAGACACGGGGGCATGCCTTTCACTGATAGACATCTTATCATAAGTATCTATCTGCAGCTTTAGCATGGACATCAAGTCTTCTTTTTTAAGATCAGGGAGTATGGCTTGTTTATTTTCAAAAGTAGGAGTGGATTCATGGCCATCTTCATCTATGAGCAGTAAGTTCTTAGGGTCTTTGCATATCGCTTTATAGTATGTCGTCCCCCCAGTTAAGCTTATCTCACCGCACGAGCATACTTGTAAATCATGAGCATGAAGGCTCTCGATTATCTGCAAGCATAAGCCGCATTTTGCACGGTTTCTTTTAGCCATAAATTTTCTACCTTGTAAAATCTCCTATGATATATACTGTTCTATAAAAAAGGAAGTTGTAAGATGGAACCGCCAGGCTATGAGCAGATAGAAGCTTTTAAAGCTCAGTATCATGAAAATTATTTAAAAAAGTTTGATAAGCTCCAAGCTCTTATTCTTGCTGATGAGCATGTGTCAGAAATGACAACTTACCTAGAGTGGATGTCGGCCTGCTTAGACATGGTCGCTTCTTGTGCTGGAGCAGGCGCTATGCTTGATCCTGAAATTTCATTTTCACAAAGAGAGGCCATGATGAGAAGAGCAGAAATGAATTCCAAGGAGATTTTAAGGCTGGGATTCGTTCAAGTGCTAAAAGGCATGTGGGCTATCTACGGGGAAGATATGAAGGATAAAAAGTGAAGCTATGCAGACGCTGCAAATTTTTTAAAGCTCTTGATGAGTTTTATAAGTGCGAGTCAAGAGCCCAAGGAAGAGTTAGCATTTGCAAACCGTGTTCTAAAGAGATAAAAAAAAATAACAGGGAGTTGTATGGACAAATTCTACCTAAATAGCCTCCAAATCCAAATAACGGATCTCATTAAATCTGTTGAGATGTGCGAAAATATCGCCGATTCCATGGCAGCTGAAATAACCATGTGGAGAGAGCGTTTTCTTACTAAAACTATGCCGGATGCTGTTGGACTAGAAGAGATAGAAGCTATGGCTAAAACTTGGCGCAAGTTCTTGGCTATCCCATCTAATCGGATGGTTAAAGAAAGCCCGGTAGAGTTGATGAATTCGTGTCTTAAATATGCTAAAGAAGATATATGACAGAGCCCTTTGCCCCTAAACAACTCGAATTCCTTAAGAAATGCACACGTAAGTGGAACATAGCGCATGGCTCTGTACGTACAGGTAAAACTATATGCACGCTATTCGGCTTTATGCACGCTGTTGACCAGTGTGTGGACTCAAAGATATGGATGATCGGATATACGTCTAAGACGATCTACAATAACGCAATTAAGCTGCTATTTGAAGATCCAATATTTAGCGTTTTCCGTCCGTTTTGTACATGGCATCCAGGCGATGCATATCTGACCTACAAAGACAAAGTAATCAATACAACAGGAGCTAATGACGAGAGCTGCGCTGGTAAGATACAAGGTCAAACAATGTCACTAGCATACTGCGATGAGATGACTTTATATCCCGACTCTATGATCGACATGATAGATAACCGACTATCGTGCTCATGGTCTAAAGGTTTTGCAGCGATGAACCCAAGTCATCCCGAGCATAAGATCAAGAAGTGGATTGATAGGGGGCTAGATGGCGATAAGAATTACTACTCGTTGCATTGGACACTCGACGATAATCCTTTTGTAGATATTGAGTATAAAGAACGTATCCGTCTTTCTCATTCAGGGCTAGCTTACAAACGCAATTACCTTGGGCTATGGTGTCTTGCAGAAGGGGCTATCTTTGACTTTTTCGACACTGATTTGCATGTAGTTTCTAGACCCCCACGAGCAGCTGAATATTGGATCGCTGCTATAGATTATGGCCAAGTGCATGCTTTTTGTTGTCTTCTTATTGGGGTTTCTACTGGAAAATACGAACAATCTGGAAAGAAACTTTGGGTGGAAAAAGAATATTATTGGAATGCTACACAAACAGGTAGACAAAAAGTTAATTCAGAATTTGCAAGCGATGTTAAAGAGTTCTTGGAGCCGTATGGGGTTAGGACTGTTTATATAGATCCTTCAGCAGAAGCTTTTCAGGTAGAACTTAGAAGAGTTGGTGTTAAAGCAGTACATGCAAATAACGACGTTTATAATGGAATTCAATACATGACAAGTGAGATGAAAAGGGGAAATCTTTACGTATTATCTGAATGTAAAAACCTTATCAGAGAAATACAAAGTTACGTTTGGGATCCGAAAAAGGCAAAAATGGGAGAAGACGCTCCTTTAAAAATAAATGATGATGCAGTGGATTGTCTTCGATATGCTGTATTTTCTCATAAGGTAAGTTCTTTTAATGAAGAAGAGTATTACAAAAAGCAAGAGATTGCTCTTAGGCAGAAGCACCATCCAGGAGGATACGGATTCAAATGATATATCAAATAACAACAACAAATAACTTGTGCAATTCTAAAATGTTTTTCTTCCATAAAAAAGATCTACTAGATCACATAAAAAAGGTTGTGAAAGAGACAGAAAAATACAGGTCAAAACTTCCTTCTCTGTTTCAGGACAAGCTGAAAGTGATAAAGTCTGAGATGCTGGACTCTATACGAGTGTGCAAAATCGATGTTCTAGACTTGCCAGACTGGAAGACTGTTTTCGGGCCTGAAAAACCGATCACTGAACCTGAACGTTAAGCTGTACGAAAATCAAGTTTAAATGTTAACCTTTCGATGTGAAACTTTTTTCATAAATATTCCTGCTGATCGACCCCGTATTGCTTTACGGGGTTTTTTCTTTGTAGTAATAAAATATTTCCTCTATCTTTATATTAAAACATTAAGATCATCCAGAGGTATACTTTGTCTTTCAACGCAGCTCCATGGAACAACAGTTTAGAGCCTTCTCAGGGCAATATTCGCCAATATCTTGACAATCTTTATAGTAAGTTCCAGCCCGTGGAACAGGCTCGTTGGAACCAATCGAACATCGATTCACTCTTTTATGCAGGCTCTCAGAGCTATGTAAATAGATATTTTAATTTGCCATCATCTGGTAGTAATAACTTTTACTTTAACTTGCTCCAGCAGCCCATAAATATGGTCACGGGCTATCAACGTCAACATCGCAAAGGAATTACTTACGTCCCTGGAGAGGGAGCAGATACTCAAACCACAGATCAGTATACTAAGCTAATGACTCATGTTTGCAACACTGAAGGGATTCATGAGCAATTTTCTAGAGCATGCGAACAGGCGGCAATAGGTGGAATGGTGTTGATGCAACCTTATCTTGACTATACAGGAAATGACCCGGCTCAAGGGCAACTCAAGCTAAAGGTGTGGGAGTACAACTCATTTTTATGCGATCCATATGCTCGCAACTATGACTTTTCAGACTCTCA